CATTTCCACGTCGGCGCGATTCTGTTGGGCTTCGCGTCCGGCGTCGACGGTCACCCGCTTCGGTGGAACGGAGCTGATCTTCCACCAGCCGGCGGCGGGCGGCAGGATGCCCCGGCTGATCGCGTCACCGATGACGTAGGCCCACACCGGCCGGATCAGGCGGCGCTCGAGGATCATCTGTCGAAACGAGAAGCGCCGGTCGGCCTTGGCGACGATCAGCCTTACACCCGCGCCGCCGATCTTGCTGGAATCCGCCGCGAACTCGAACGGGATCATCCCGAGCGCGGAATCCCGCCGCAGGTGTTCGAGGAAGCCGGTGAAGGTGGGCGACGGGCGGTTGGATTGGAAGCTGTCGAGGGACTCGTCGGGTTTGAGCGCGATCAGCTTGCCACCGACGATGCGCTGGAGTGAAACCGGATCACTGGGGTCGCCTGAGCTGGCATTGCCGCCGACCACGAAGTCGCCGTTGTCGTCGATCTCACCTCGTGCCGTTTTGAGGATGCGCGACACGTCGGCGTTGTCCTTCACCGCGTGCTTCTCCAGCGCCAGCAGTTCCATTTCGTCGAGGACGTGGTTGATGGAATGCTGGATCGTCGGATGCGATCGCACGCCGCCCGCCCATTCCGGCTCATGGATGTGGAGGATTGCCTGGGCCGGCAGATCGCGACCCTTGGCGTTGTCCTCCAGCACCCGGTAGAAGACCGGCGCACCCCAAACATCAAGGCCGACCCCGTCGATGGTGTCCTTCGACCCGAACGCGTCCCCGACCCGGTGGGATTCGATCAACTGGATCTTCGGTTCGCCGTCGGCATCGCGGGTCTTGTGGATGAAATACTCGCCGTCGATGTCCATGCCCCGGCAGACCAGCGCCTGGCATTCCTCGAACGAGAAGCGTCGCGTCACCTCGCAGCGGGCCGACCACAGGGCGAAGTAGGCCTCGGCAGCGCGGTTCCATTCAGGTTCGGGTGACTGCGCCTGGACGCGGATGCCGTCGCCGGTCGAGTAGATCGCCATGTTGGCGACCAGCTCGCGCATGAAGCCGCTGTTCTTGTGGAGATAGCGCGACTTGCGGACCAGCTCGGTGCGGACACCGGGCGTGAGTTCGTTGCGGGCGTCGGTGGGCGAGGCTCCCGGCACGTTGCCACGGCGGGGCGACCAGTTTACCGCCTCGAACGGAGATCCCCACGCCTTCGGCACGAGAACGGGCGGCAGCCAGCGTGCGGCGATTTGTTTGAGGCTGGTCATTTCGGGAGGTAGCCTGAGATGAACGAGGCAACGGCGATGCGCGGCCGGCCGTAGTTGGCGGGATCCAGCACCCGGAGCGCATGGCCGCACTCTTCAAGCACCTGGTCCACGGGCATGGTGAACTGCTTGGAGACGGAGGTTTCCGCGTCGTTCCAGTTCATGATGGTCTTGCCCTCCAGCAGCAGCTCCTTCGCCCGCTGCTGGATGGCGAGAACTTCGGAGATCGTGAAGCCGGTGATGAAGAGTCCGCGGACCATGGGTTAGTTTCCTTTCCAGGTGGCGTTCCGCCCCCGGGTGTCGATGTGGACGAAGCCGGACGACGGATAAAGGCCGAGCCCGCCGGTGAATTTCCCTGCCTTCCGCCATTCGATGAGCTGGTCATAGACCCTCTGCGGGCTCACGCCGTCGAACACGATGTCCAGGGCGTTGAACTCCAGATGCTGGCTGAGCGAGGCACCGCCGACCGCCCGGTTGTAATCGGGCGAGCGGTAGGAGCTGAGGATGTGGCAAGGTTTGCCGAAGAAAGCGCGGAGTTCATCCACGATCCGGAGAGTGGACACGATGTTCTGCCACAGCCGCTTCGGCGGCGGGCTGTTCTTCACGCCTTTGCGCTCGCGGGCGAAGTAGGCGGTGAACTCACCCGCGCCGAAGTGCCGGAACCCCTGGGCCGCGAACCATTCGTTGAACGCGCTCATCGGTCACTTGTCGGTGAGGGGTTCGACGACGAGCTCCACGCGGCCGTCGGGATGAACGGTGAGCCGCCCGTCCTTGGTGATGAATTCACCGGTGATGGCGGGCAGCGTGGTGCAGGAGCTGAGCAGCGGAAAGGTCAGCAACGCCATGGCGAGGCAGAACAGGCCGATCTTGAACGACTTGTTGGGCTTGCCGTCGTCGAACAGATCGCCGAGCACGACGACGAGTTCTTTCACGGCCAGGGCGGCGGGGCCGGCGGCGAGCAGGTATTTCGCCATGCCGGGTTCCAGCAGGCTGGCGACGCCGGCGAGATCAAGGGCGGCCAGCGTGGACATACCGGACCCGAGGAAGGTGAGGAAGCGGAGGAAGGTGACGGTTTTCATGACTCCCCGTCCGGAGTGTCAACCGCCGCGGCCATGACGGACTCCCGGCCGACGATCTTGAGCATGGTGGCGGCGGTGGCCTGCATCGACTCCCCGTCGAAGTAGTGGTTCGGCCGCGAACCGATCTGCTTCCACATCCACTGGCCCTTCTCCTTGATCCGCTGCTCGCTCTCCATCTGCGCGAGGTATTCGTCGTCGATGTCGTCGGGGACTTCCCAGGTCGGGCCCCTCGCGGGATCCTGGTTGCGGCGGAGCCGGGCGAGCGTGTCCTTGATGTTGAGGTTGCTCCAGTAGTGGACGTGGCAGTGCTGGCGGTGCGAGAGCACCACCTTGCGCCGGGGCGAGTAGAAGCGCTGGACGGTCTTGCCGTCGCGACCCTTGTGGGCATAGACCGGGCGTCGGTCGCCGATGAGCGCGACCCAGCCGCGCTTGGCGCACTCGCGATAGACGTCGTAGGTCGCATAGCCGGCGTCGAGGAACACGAGGCTCGGATGCACGCCGAAGCGCTCCTGCAAGACGTCGATGTCGGTGAAGGTCAGGATCCGTTCGTTCCAGACCAGGCGGCTCGATCCCTCCGCCGACCACGAGCGGACCACGGCGAAGAGATGGTCCATCTGGCAGTCCACCGTGATGAAGCGCAGCGGGATCAGCCCGGTGCGCCCGGGCAGCGGGGCGGCGAGGATCTTGCCGGTCTTGGGATCGATCGCGCCTTCCTCCTCCCAGGTCTCGCCGCGTTTGTAGCCGGATTTGACGATCTCCAACTTGTAGTCCTCGACGTACTCGCGCCATGGCAGGCCAAGCCGCTTCTGATAGAATTGCTGGAGCAGCGAAACGTCGCCCTTCCGCGCCGCCGCCTTGGCCCGCAAGTAGAGTTCGGCGAGCTGCCCCCAGCTCATCGCGCACAGGGCGTTCCAGTGGAAACCGACGTTCTCCTTCGAGGCCTTAGGGTTCTTCGCGACGAAAGCCCCGCTGGCGTTGAGTTCGCGGCGGGTGCGCTCGCCATCGTTGAAGTAGTGATTGCACGACTCGCAGCGCATCGCGGTGGTGCGCCGAACCTCGTCGAAATCCCACTCGCCGAATTCATCCTTGGCCGATTTGCTCCACTCGACGCATTCCCATTTGAAGGGCTGGCGGTGGCCGCATTCCGGACACGCGAAGGTCCACTCGCGTTGGTCGGTCGCCTCGAATTTCCGGTGGGTGTCGTCCTCCTCCTCGCCGCCTTGGCTCATGAAGATGCACTTGCCGAGCCAGCCGAAGGCGGTGACGCGGGCCTCGGCCTCGGCCATGTGTCCCTGCGGCCAGCGCCAGGTTTCGTCGCCGATCAACCAGCGGATCGAACGGCGTTGGAGGTTGGTCTTGTTGTGCGCCCCGAGGATCCAGAGCGTCATGCCGTTGGTGAACTGGATCGCGTTGTTCTTGCGCTTGTGGCGGTGGATACCGGTGGGCATCAGCCGGGCGACCGGCTGACACTGGTCGAAGAGCTTCTGCAGGCGCGACTCGGAATAGTCCCGCGCGTCCTCGTCGGTCTGGTCGAGCCACAAGGCGGGCCCGGGCAGATTGGAAATGATGTAGCAGAGCGTGAGTTCCGGCGCGGTGGTCTTGGACGACTGGACCGAGGCGATGATCGAGACCAGGCGGATGCGCGGATCGACCAGCGCTTCCATCACCTCGCGGATCCACGGCGAGTTTTCCGAACGGAAGCGTCCCGGGTTCGGTGAATACGGGATGCCCTCGATGTGGTCCTCGCACCACTCCCAAGCCGGCCGCCGGTCGGGCGGCTGCCAGGCCTCGCGCCAGATCTCCTTCAGGGCTTTCATGCCCTTGCTGAAAACGTCAACGCCCGTCAGCCTTCGTGGAGGCAAAGCAGGACCTCGTCGATGGCGCGGCGGCATTCCCGCTGGATGCCGGTGGCATCGAGACCGGACAGCACCGGCGGCAACTCGTTCTCGAACTTCGCCCGCAAGATGGAAGTCGCCTGGGCGACCAGGCCGATCCATTCCTCGCGGACCTTGGTGAGCGGGACGTACTCGCCCTTCTTCACCGCGATGCGCAGCTCCCGTTCCTCGACTTCGGCCAGCAGCTTGCGGGCTTTCAGCGCCTCCTCGTTGCCGGCCGGCACCTTGCCCGCCTTCAAGCCGCGGAGCCGGACGAACTCGCGCCAGTCGGCCACCGGCCAGAGCCCGTTGGACAGCGGCTTGGGAGCGCCCTCCATCTTCTGCCAGGTGGTGAGCGTCCGGCGCGTTACCCCCAGAACCGCCGCCAATTCCACCAGGGTCTTGGCATAGGCCAGCGTTTCGACGCTGCCGGCCGCCCGGGATTCGATGCGGGTCCGCTCGGCGACGGTGAGCGGCTTTCCGGCGGCGACCTTCTTGACGATGTTCTGGAAGTCGGCGTCGAGGATCTTCTCGGCGACATCCGGATTCAGGGACGGCCGCCCGTCATCATGGAGCCGGGCCGAACTCATGGCTTCACGGCCACCCACCCGGCGAAGTTCAGATGCCGCCAGAAGCAATCGACCGAGGAAAAACCTTCTTCGCGGAGCAACTCCTCGTTCCAGCGGGCGGTGACCGGAACCAGCACGCCTTCCAGCGACATCCGCTTGCGGTCGATCTGACTGTCCGAATAGCCGTTCTCCCGCTTGATCTGGAGGAAGAGTTCCACGAACGCCTCGTCGAGCCGGGAGGTGGCACCGAGGATCTTCTCCACCAGGATGAAGGCCCCGCCCGGCGCCAGCGACTCGAACACCCGGCGGATGATCTGCTGGCGGTATTCGATGGGGGTGAACTGGAGCGTGAGCACCGAGAGCACGAGGCTGGAGGTCACACCGGGGAACTCGTGGCGCAGGTCGGCAGAGCGGATGCTGACGCGCTTGCCGTGCGGGTGGTAGCTGAA